CCTTGTCCTCTAAATACAAAATTCGAAAAAATCTTGTCTTTAAAATATTCTTCATTATAAAAATCCTTTAAAGAGATAGTATTTTTATTTATACAAAAGAAACTATCTATATCAATACCCATATACATCTCTCCTTATATAATATATTTATAAGTATATCACAAAATATTATTTACATTAAAATTTCTATAAAAATACATATAAGTATTAAAATATATGGATATATAACAATATTTATACAAAATTAACTTATAAAATAGTAAAACCGTTGGTATTTTTACCAACGGTTTATCTTTTTTGTTTGCAATTATAATATACCATAAATCTAAAACCATTATCAACCATTATTAACCACGATCGACCACGATTAACCATTATTGACCACACTCTTTTTATTCAATGCTTTTTCTACAACTTCCAAAGCCCTAGGATGCATAGCTTGAACTATATAATTATATGAGTAGTTAAGCATACTATATATTTCATCAAAAGACTTAAAGTTCAAATATCTTAATATGAGCAAACGTCTAAGAATTTCATCTTCTGGTTTAAAACTCAAGCCCAATATAAAATTACTTATCTCAAACTGTTTGCTTTGATACTCTTGTTTCATTGCTTCAATTTTTTCTTCTTGTTCTATTAGTTTTGCTACATATCCACTAACATCATTATTTATACCACTATGACCGATATTTTCTTTATAAGAAGTTGTCATCTTGCTTGGTGAGGCTTGTAATTGTTCTAAAATATAATTACATTGAATAATTTTTTCGTTAGCTGTAAAAGCCTGTTGCAAATATTCTTTAGCTTTGTTAACTTTTATTCTGCTTATCTTTCTCATAAATAATACCTCCATCTATATAAACACTAAAAGGATAGCCTTATCTTAGCTATCCTAATTAGTGGATTTATCCTATTAAAAATATTGCAGCTACTATTAAAGTAAACACAATGCCTGCAATTCCTAATATAGTAATATCTTTTTCGTAAAATTCATGCTCTGTCTTTAGTGGTATTCTTACCAACTTAGGTTCTTTATTATTCATATTGACCTTCTTTCATGACCTTTTTATCATTTGTCTCTCCATCACGAAAAACTACTTTTTCCATTTTTATACTAAAATGCTTCCATAAAAAATCATTACCACGTTTGAATACTTTCCTACAAATAGATTTAAAAAACTTTCTACGGTCCATTTTCTCAACAGCTTTTTTATATGTTGTATCTGCATATTGTCCATCATTTGTAAGTGGATTCTTGTCTTTCATGTTTTATTACTCCTTAAACAGTTTCTATTTATTTTCTTAGTATTTGAATATTTTAATACAATAGTGTTATATAATTTTTTCATAAAAGAGTGTTTTTCTAAAACAGAATCAGAGTTATCTTTACCCATTTGTTCAAAAATTAGCTTAATGAATTCCAATATAGCAGAATGCATACATATAGCTTTATTATTATATTTATGTTCCATAAACCACTCATATTCTTTTTTATAGCTAAAGCTGTCCTTATAATATACTTTTGCAGCTGCTAAGTAATCACAAATAAGCTCTAAGACATATTTATACGGCATAATTAATGGCTTGCAACCATAGTCATAATCATCTTGCCAGTATTCGTAGTGATGCTTGTTTAAATGACAATGATGTAATTTAGCCATAGAATAACCATTCGCCTTCTTACTTTCTTTTAAAGGGCTACTACCTTCTTTATAGTACATAACAGATTCAATAAATTCTGTTGGTGAAAACTTACTCAAATCATGTGTTAGACCTTGAAATGGAATTCCAGCTTTGCACGCATAATCAAACACATACTTCTTATGTTTTATAATGTTTTTAGTATGATTAATAATATTATTTATCAACATTTTCTAATACCTCTTTATAAATCATCGTCTATTACATCAATTTCTAATTCTTCAGTCTGTCTAATTTCACTTTTAAATTCTTTTACTACCTTTTTAGAAAATTCTTTTGCAAATCTATGTTTTAATGTACAGTTATTTTTATTACATGGTTTCTTATTAATCCAACACATAAAACCTGTATCAGCTTCATAATATCGTTTATCACATTGCATAATCGTTCACACTTTCTGTGTTTTTTAGTACCTATAAACTTTCTAAATCTCCTATTATTCTTCACCTGGTTGAAAATAACACCATTTCACAAAATCCTCTATTTCACATAAAGGGTCTTCACCTCTTTCGTGAAAATATGGATATAAACAATATCCATCTTCTGTAGCTATCATATTTCCTATATAAAATCCATGAGAATATGACTCTTTGCTTTCTACAATTACTATTCTATTAGGTAATGGTAACACTTCGTTAGCATCGTACCATTTGCTTAGTTTGGCATTAACATAATTATCCATGATAAAACCTCATTTCTATTCTTTATTTATTTTCTTTTTCCAATTTCTCCGAAAGCCTAATTAGTAGTGCAGCAGCCTGATATATTTCAGCTTGTATATTTTCTTTGCCGCCTAGTTTGGTTTTTGTTTTGTTAGGTAAATATGTTTCATTAACGGCTTGAGCTATTTCTCCGACCTCTTCTTGTATTAGTCCTAACCATTGATGAGGTGTTAGCTCGCTTTCATCACCCCACTGCTTTAGTTGCTTTTCTATCACAAGAAATATGTTATATAGGCACATACATCTATCATAGTTAATACCATCTGTTATCGGTTCTGGTCCTCGTCCTAGTAAATCATCTGTAGATATGTTTAATAAGTCGGCTATTTTGCAAAGCATTTCATATTTTGGCTCACGACCTTTATTTTCATAAGCAACATAGCTAGTATACGGAATATTTAAAACATCAGCAAAATCTTTAGCAGTTTTATATCCTGCTTTTTCTCTATAATATTTTAGATTTTCTTGAAAGCTCATACCTATTCTCTCTTTTCAATTTCTTCAACCAATTCTGGATTGTCGTACTTATTGCCTCCTACATAAAACTCGGTAATACTATCTTCAAATGGTTCATTCAAAGTAGTGCTATTTAATACAAAACCCCGACGTTCATTATCAAAATCAACCAAGGCTAAATATTCGTCATCCACGTTCAAAATATCACCCTCATACACATCATGTCCATAAGGGTCTGTAGTTACATACTGACCTAACGTATATAAGTGTATTTTCTTAGAACGATATTGACCTTTTGGTAATATTAGATGCGTATCACCTTTTTGAATGTATGAACCATATACCCATGTATTATTCTTTTTTTCTTTAGCTCTAAACAATATCTTATCCATGCTTTCATACCTCAATAAAATTAATATTTGGATACATATCCAGGAGCATTTTCTTTTTTATTTTGTATGCTTCTGTTTTTACACCTTTAACATCAATTATTTCTCTATGTCCATCAGCATACTCAACTTCAAAATCAGCTACATAACGTATACCCTTTGTACGCTCCCCATTCTCTAATGTAAATCCTCTTAAAATCAAAAATTCTGGCTGTAACTTTATCCAATTTATTTCTCCATTAATACGTTTAGCTTTTAATTTTAAATAGTATTCCGCTTCTTTCTTACTATCAAATTTTAAATTTCCTATTATTGTTTTTTTGGCATTATATTTTGGTCTATTTTGCATTACTTTTAACTCCATAAATATTTAATATTTCTGTTATATGTTTTGTTGCTTTTTCCTTAGTTTTAAAACAATTACCTGTTATAAAAAAAGCATAATCCGTTGTTGTTTCGTCCCATTTATCTTCTATAACATCACCTGAAATACCAACATAATAATATGTTTCCTGTTCTTTTGGTTTCCAACAAATTTTTTTCTTTACAGTATTTTCAACTTCTTTTTTTATTCTATTAAATTCCTTTTCTATTTCCTTATACTTTTTTCTGCTTTCCAACAATACTTTACGTTCACCTTTATCTAAAGTATAAGTAGTAGCATATATCTTATACTCATCTTTTAAAAAGAATGGATTAGGCTCTAATATTTCTAAAAAAACAATATCCTCTTTTTTTATTATCCCAGCATTTCCACTTATAAATTCACTCATTATTATTCCTCATCTTTTTAAAACTAATTACTACACAAAAACCATTTTCTTTATCTTTAGCAATCATTGTATTTTTACTAAGAAAATCAACTACATCTGGATTATTTTTTCCATATTGCAATAATAACTTCATTGCAATGTCTATATATTCAAGCTTATCTTTTATTGACTCTAAATCTTCCATAGAAATTTGCTCCTAATTTGTTGATATCATGAAATAATCAAATCCACCTGTAATTTTCCCACCATGTGATTTAACTATTTTAGGTTCGTTTATATCTTCTTTAATCTCACCTATAGATTTAAGATAATCAGCATATTTATATAGTCCTTCTAAGTTGTTAGTATCATAAAAACTTGCTACTAAACCATATTTATTTTTTAATCCTGTTTCTGCCATTAAACGATTAATGTCATTTCTACGTTTTTCCCTCTTAGCTTTATTTTCCACTTCTATTCTTTTCTGCTCTGCTTCTATTTTTCTTTTAGGTTCAGGATTCCAATACTCTTTATGCTCTTGATAAAATGCTTTGCTATAACATTCTTTACAGCAAAATCTTTTGTTTTTATAATTACTTTCAAACTCTTTTCTACATTCAGGATTTGCACATATCTTTTTCATAATCACACCGCCTGTGCTAATCTTATACGATAATTTTCTGCACCTTTCATTCCAACAGGTTTTGTCATTTCTGCAATTCTACTCATTATTCGTTCTCCGAATAATTCAAATAGTTCTTGCATATTATAATTAGTAGTTATTATCGTTGTAAGATTATTTTCATATCTAGTATTTATTAGCAAAAATAAATTTTCACGTTCCCAACTACCCACCATTTTTAATTTTCCGCTATTATCTCTATCTTTTTCTGCTCCAAAATCATCAAGAATTAATACGTCAACTTGTTTAGCTTTATTTACTAATTCTGTTGCTATTAAAGCTTTTTCCTTATCATTAAAACCTTGTTTTATACAGTCAAATAAATTTGCTGTAACAACCATCATACTTGGTATATTTTGCTTTAATAAATTATTTAATATAGCTGCTGCAAGATGTGTTTTACCACACCCATATCGACCGTGTAACCTCAATCCCCTACATTTAGGAGTATAGTTCGTACAAAAATTTAAACAATCATTATAAGCTTTCTCTGTTGCTGGTAATACTCTAAAATTATTAAAGGTCTTACTTTCAAAAAGTTTACCTACATTGCTTTGCTCCATAAGCCTATTTATTTTTTCTTGCTGTTTATAATTTTTCCAGCGTTCACAATTACTGTAGCTTATAAAATATTTACCAGCTTGTTCATCTACTTTTACATAAAAACAATTCTTGCAATCAATACCATGCTTATTACAAATCTTACATTTTTCTTGTCTATACATAGCGTCAACTAATACCATTTCATTTTTAGAAAACTCACTTGATATATATTTTATTCCTAGTTCTTTACATACTATTTTCCCATCAATCAAGCTCTGCCCAGTTGATATCTGTTCCTGTCTTTCTTTGAGCCTGCGTTGTAGTTCTTGATAGATTGCTAAATTGTGATTGTCCATTAGATTCACCTCCTGCTATTTTCAAATTTGCCCAGCCTCTTAATATTCCACCTGTATATTTAACAAAGCTTATTCCTTGCAATTTTTTAGAACTTTGCAGTGCTTTTTTTAGAGCCTGTATAGTTTGTTCTGCTCCATAAACTTGTGCATATTCTCTAAGACAGGCTATTTCATTAGCTCCTGGTGTTCCTCCTAGATTAGAGCCGATTCGATTTTGATAGAAAATAAGTACTTGACTTTCTGCTGGAGAAATGTTATCATCACGCGCGTTATTATATATATTATTCTCTATATCTCTATTACTCTTATTATGGCTAGCGTTTTCACTAGCATTTGTACTAGTGATTGGGCTAGTAATTGGACTAGCATTTGTACTAGCGAAATTATCATGATGTGTTCTCAATCCTTTATCATTGTTGGCTTCTAGCGTTTTATTTTTACTAGCAGTTGTGCTAGTGATTGTACTAGCAGTTACACTAGCATTTGTACTAGTAGTTGTACTAGCGAAATTATCATGATAATTTTTTAATAGAGAATAACTTGAGGCTTGACCTCTTTTTTTACTAGGCGTATATTTTATTAAATTTAATTTTATTAAAATTTTTCTACGAGATATTAAAGAGCTATCAGAGTTAATTCGTGCTAATTCCATTAATCTTTTATTGTCTACATAAAAAACTTCTGGTCTTCTTGCTTTATTCCATATATATACAAGCTTAAAATATAATAATTGTGTTTTTTCATCTAAATTAAATTGTTCAGCATAATTATCATTAAAAGAGTTTAAGAGATTATGAGCTTTTAATTCCATATTTTTTACCTCATGGGAAGGTGCTTGACTTAGCAAGCACCTTTTCCTATTTATTGTGCCACTGTTGGCATTTGTACAACATTATTTGGTACATCTATTACATTTTCTACAATTTCTTTAGAATTAATTTCTGTATTTGAAGCATTATCTTCTGTAAATAATGTCTGCTGGATATTATTTCTATTACCTTCTAAATATTTAATTGCTTCGTCTGCTATAATATTAAGCTTATCTACTACGTCATAAGTAAAAAATCCTTTTTGTCCATCTTCAAAACTATCAGTAGGATATTTTCTTATATGTGTATTAATAGGTATCCATACATCATCATCTGTTAAATGAAAAAGACAACTAATTATTGCTGATGTAGCTTCATTAGAACCTTTAAAATTAACTTTATATATTTTTATTCTTTTAGAAAAAATTGCTCCTATTTTAAAAATATCTAATACTGGTTTAATTAAATCATTTAGTGCATTATAAAAACTTGGCAATGGCTGTTCTACATAATTATTTTTATGTTCTTCTATAACACAATTATTTTTATCAAGTACTTTGTAAAAGATATCAAGTGTTCCATTACTTTTTATTTCTACTTTAGTTATAAATCGGCTGTTCATTTTACCGCCTCCATATTCTTTCTAGTTAACTTATAAATTTTTGCTATATCTTTAGTTAATGCTATGGATTGTAAAATATATTTTTTCAAAAATGTTAATTTACCAATGTTATGAATTTCATTGTGATGTACCCTACAAAGTGGTAATACTTGCATTCCTATTTGTGGTATTTCTTTTCTATTTCTACCAGCTCCTATAGCATCTACATGATGAAGTTCCGCTTTTTTACCACACACTGCACATCTTTTCTTCATTAAGCAAGCCCATACATATTTAGGAATGTCTTCACATAATTCATATAAAGGTTCGCCTATATCTATATCATGAAGAATACAAAAATCTATTAAATACGTTATATATAATCTAGCTTCTTCTACACTACAATCTGATAATGAAAAATCTGTATTAAAGCTATAAGGAATGTATCCTTTAAACATTTGTTTAGTTATTTCTTTTGTTGCTTCTAACGGAGTATATCCCCACCATGCTGAAATATATCCCAATAAAACAAAAGCTTTTCTTCTTTGAGCCATACTTATTTTTCTACTATCTGGTATTTCAACAATAATTTTTCTAGCTGTTTTTGTAATCTCATTATCTTTAAAAGGAACGAAGGCGATTACACCGCCTTCAGTTCTCTTTACAATTTTTCCATACTTAATCATTAAAACGGAATTTCTTCTCCAAAGTTTTCAGCTAAATTATTATTGTTTTCTAATACTTTTTTTGCAGGTGGTTCAACATCTGTAATTCCTTCTACTGGTCTAATTGATATTAATTTAACAGCAGTAGATAATCCGCCATTACGATTAATATATTCTTCTTCTCTAAATACTCCACCAAATAATTTTCCTTCTAAACTTTTTTCATTCCAATTCCAACTATATCCTGGATTTGATTTCTCAATATTTAATAACATTCCTTTAAAACATCCCATACTATCGCCTTCTGTCAGCTGATAATATGAACCTCTCCATTTGGCTTGTTCTTTATTTCGTTCTTGCTCTTGTAAATATTGATTTAAATAAAAATCTTTATATTCACCTTCTGCAATATCTATTGCAAGTTTTAACATCTCTTTTCCATTCTTAGATTTAGTGCATTCAGCTCTAACAATGCTACATACATAACCACCAGCAGGTAATTTTTTATATTCTCCTGTAATAGCTTCTACACTATCCCAATTTGCAGGTTTATTCATCATAGTTAATTACTCCTCATCATTTTCATATTTTATTAATTGTTCAATTACAGTTTTTATATCATTAGGTATTTCTTTATCAAAACACCCCATAGGACTTTTTGCTGTGGAATGATTAGCATATGTTTCAAATACATAGTTGCCATCAACTGCTTTAGCTAACAATACTGTTGTAAATTTACTCTCTAAAACGATTTTATCTAACTTTTTACCACTAGTTTTTATACGTGTAAAATAAAAACCACTGTCATCTCTATCCGTTTGGGAATGTGCAATACATACAACCGTTAAATCATCTCTTAATAAATGCAATTTGGAAATTAGTCTCCATATACAGGTAGCTAAATCTTGCCATTTATCATAATTTTTTTCTTTCATACGAGCCATTTCATCATCAACCATAATGGCATTTATAGTATCTATTACAAGAACTTTTATATCTTTAAAATCTGTATCAATTCTACTAATAACATTTTCTATAGCACCTACATTTGAAGTTTGAACATAATTTTTATTTTCTGTATTATATTGTTTCTTCCAACCCTTCCAGCTAAGACCTTTTCTATCTGCATCAATAATAAATGTAGTTTTATAATCAAGATTACGAAGGCTGGTAGTTTTACCAGCTCCGCTTTCGCCCATTATACAAACAACTCTACTCATTTAAAGCACCTCATTTTATTTGAATATTTTGTTTTGTAATTATCTGAACACCATTTATAACAGCACCTTGCTTTATTGATTTTTTTAATGCCACTTTATCAATTTTAGGTTCTTGTGATATTAAATATTCTGTTGGTATATGCTCTATAGAATTAATTTCTAATTGTTCAGACTTTCTAAAGCTAACTACAACTTTTGCAGTTTCAAATTTATGTCCTTCTAAGTTATCAGCTAAATATTTTTTTAATCCTTCTACTTTATTATTAAGAACTCTTTTTCTATTGGTTAAATTTTTAGCTTCCTCATCAATAGCTTTTGCTTCTGCACTTAGATTTTTTATATATAAAGCCACATTTTCTCGCTTGTCAGTTAAAACCATATTTAATTCATCAAGACGAGTAGGATTAATTATTTCTCCTGTCTCCATGTCCACACATTCTTCAATAGCCTTTTCAAATTCTTGTTTTATTTCATATAAATTCATCACGCCACAGCCTTTCTATTTGTTATTATCTGCACATCTGGTGGTAAAGTATCTGCATAACCATTACCTTCATTATCAAAATATTCAATATGCCAACGGTTATTATCAAAATATATATCACTTAATCTACCGTTTAAAATATTTTTATATTCCCAATCAGTTATACAATTAGTTGCTATAACCAAGATTGGTTTAACATCTTCTTTATATTCATAGATAGCAATTGTTTTCATTTTTTCACTCCTATGCTATACTTAAATTACTAATAAATTTTTATATAGTTACTTATCTGATTGCCGTCATTTAAGCAACTTTTTTCTTCTAGCCTGCATTTGCTTAATAGCTTTGTAGGCTTTTTTTAACATAACTAAATCGAAGTATCCAAAGTGGCATTCTTCTACAGGTATTTCTAAGATTTTAGCCATTTCAGCATATGCTTTCTTGCGTTTTTTACTCCTGTTTGGCTTACCTTGCCAAAAATTATCAAATTGTTGATGGCATATATGTTTTAGCTTTCGCATTTCTGGATTGGCTAATATTCCGAATGCTTCTTTTGGTCTTGGTTTATGTGTTCCTACATAAGCCCCACAATTAGTACATATATAACATTTACCGCTACCATAACTTTTACCATGATATATATTTTTATTATCTGTATATATCACCTTGCCACCACATAAATTACATACTTCAGGATAAAGATTTATTTTAGAATGGAAACCATTCACCATATGAGATAGCCCCTTCCAAATAGAATTTACTGCTTTTATCTAATTCATCTTTAGGTAAATAATCTCCATATACATCAATAAAATTATTCCCTTCAACAGCTTTAAAAATAATATCTTCATTTAAATCATCTTGTACTTTAACACGATAATTCAACTTCAAAGCCTTTATACATTCAGATATAGATATCTCTCTATCTTCATTCAAGATTTTTTCTTTAAATACCCAATCTTGAGTAATATCCGTTATTTTTCCTTTAATGGCTTTACACGGTATTATTTCTCCTTGTTTATTTCTTATTAAGGCAATCATTTTTACCACTCCTTTTTGTTTTTTGAGCAAATGAATAACATTGACGGTCATCAGCACACACTGGAACAGGTCCATTAGTTAAATACAATATATGTCCCTCTCCCTTATTTAGGTTTTTACCGCAACGCCAACACTTCATACTAAATCCACTTTTTTCCCTTGAACAAAAGCTAATACACTGCTAAATTTGTATCGCACCATTTTTCCTTCTCTTATTTCTTTAAAGACACCACGATATCCAAGTTCTCTAATCATACTAGGCTTTAAGTCTGTAAATTCTTGTATCTGTTTTGCAGTAGATATTCCAGCAGGTGAACAATACTTGCTATAATCATTTTTACCGCTTAGTTGTTGTTTTAATAATTTGTTTTCCTCTTTCACCTTTACATAATCAATAAGAATATCTCTAATATTTTCTAATGTACTTTGTTCTTTTATTGGTAATTCCATATATTCTCACCTCTCTTTCATTGGTGCGTACCAAGCACCATAGCAGAACTACTTGCAAACCTCCCTGCCGATTAAAATTTGTTAAGAAGATTGTCAGATTTGCTCTTTAGATTATTTTTATTTTTGTTATGTTAATAACTCTGCTATGGCTTGCTACGCACCAATATATTTGTTATAATTCAATTACAAGATTTTATTTATTAGCTGAGCTGTTTACTAGACGGTTCGGCTTTTTTATTTTTACAAAACTTTAATATCAAAATATCTTTTGTCATCAGCCTAAATGTATTCAATATTTGTTTATATTTAGGCTGTTCTTTTTTGTCTATTTTTCCGTCAGAACCAATCTCAATTAAGTCATCTATACATTTATTAGATTTTTTTATATTGGTTATGAAACTTAATACGGTTTCTGAAAAACTTTTACTTTCAATAGGGGCAAGTAATTTTTGACCTAGTTTATAGGTTAATAAGTACTGATACCCTATATATTCACTACCATAAATCTCAACAATATCATTCATCTTATCTATAGTTGGTTTAACTTGATTAGCTTCATACTTTGCCAATGTCCTAACACTGATATCTAATAATTCGCTTGCTTGTTCTTGCGTATAACCTGCACTTTTTCGTGCTTCTATAAGTAGTAATCCGAAATCTTTTATCATGGTTTATTACCTCAATTAGAATTACAATAAAATTAACTAAGCAATATTTTTTTGCTCTCCACAGAAGCAATGTCCTTTATAAATCCATTTATCATCTGCTTTAGCAAATGTTATATATGTTCCTTCAAATCTACCTGTTCGTGGATTATCTCTATGACCATAAGCTTCTCCACATTGTATTAAATCTGAGTTATACGTTATAGGTGGTACACATTCAGCAAACCAATTTACTATACTTTCATCAACTACATCTCCAACTTTAGCAAAGTCTTTGAATTCTAAATCACTTTTTTGCCAGTCGTCCATAGTTTTAATTATTCCTGTTTCTTGTTCTAGCGTTTCATCAGCTTGTTCAGACTTTTCAAAGTAACAAATTTTTCCTTTTGTAAAATCTTCGACGCCTTCAAGTGTTACATCATAAATTTTTTGAATAGATACATATTCATAATCGCCGTGTTTATAATCGTTAGCGGTTATTTCTCTATCGACGATTACTTCTTCAATAGAAGCACTTTCAAATTTTAAGCCAGTAGCATATCTTTCTATATAAGCAATAGCTTTTTCGAAAGTATCCCAAACAGTTACTGTGTTTTCTAAAGCGTCCTCTTCATTTCCATATTTAAACCAGTAACGAGTTACTTCATAATATTTATTACTCTTAAAATTTTTATTTAACATATTTATTTTTCCTTTCTTTTTTCTAGCGTGTACCACGCACCCAGCAATATTATTTACTTTTTAGGGGAAAGTAATTTTTGCCATTAGATTTTTTATTGCTGGATCAGTGCTACACGCTAGTTAGTTTAATTTTAACAATTTAAAATTGTTAAAATGTCTAAAAAAATAGAGATTTTATAGAATATCCACTGTCTTTTTCAATTTTTTTCATAATAGGAATTCTAGGAAAACTCTTACCTTGTTCCCAATTACACCATGTTTGTTGAGTAACATTATATTTCTTTGCCATTTCCTTTTGGGTACGTTTTCCTCTATATTTAATTAAATACTTTCTCATTATTCCACCTCTTAACAATTATATTTTGTTGTTATGTGTTTATTATAAAACAAATTTAATTTGTTGTCAATTCTTTTTAACAATTTGTTTTTGTGTATTTAAAAATACAAATAAAAATTGTATAATTTATAACAAGGAGGGATTGTATGTCTATTGGAAAAAAGATAAAACAACTTCGTGAAAATAAAGGACTATCTCAAAAAGAATTAGCTGATAGTTTAGGCGTAACACAACAAGCTATAGATGCTTGGGAACGTTCTATAACAAATCCACGAAAAAAGAGTATTGATAAATTATCTTCATTTTTTAATGTTAATGGTGGCTTTTTCTTTGAAGATGATATACAAAATAAGACTCCTTCTAATGAAATGATTATAAAAAAAGAAAATAAGCCAAAAGACCTAATTAAATTATTAGAAAAAGAAGAATATACCTTAAATGGTGTTTTAGTAAATCAAGAGGACAAAGAAAAATTAAAGCGTATAATTGAAGCTGCTTTTTGGGACGCAAAAGAAAAAAATAAACGTAAGAAGTGATTTTTATGTTAAATCTAAAATTGCGTGCCAAAAATCTAGTAAAAAAATATGGCACATCAGACCCATACTATATTGCTAGAGAGCTAAAATTTGAAATAGTATTTTGTGATATGCCATATAAAATAAATGGAATGTGGCGACGCATTTTAAGACGCAAATATATTTTTATTGATGAAAACTTAAACGAATGGCAGAAAAAAGCTGTTTTATGTCATGAACTAGGACATTTTTTATGCCATAAAGGTTACTCCAGTTATAATATTGCTGGTAGAACATTTTTCCAAAACACGCGCAAAGAAAACGAAGCCAATACATTTAGTGCTGAACTAATGTCCTATTCTAGTGATGTTGATAAACGATACATTATCCAAATTCTAGAATTAGGACATAAAAAATAATTATTATATATACCCATAGTTATAAACTTTATTTTTATAAATTAACATTTACATAGGGAGAGGATATTATGGATTTTATTGACCAAATTAAGCTTTTATCAAAACGAGTAGAACAGATAAAAGAACAGATACAAACCGAAGAAGCTACCAAAATGTCTTTAATTATGCCTTTATTCCAAGCTTTAGGATATGATGTATTCAATCCTATGGAGTTTGTTCCTGAATATACAGCCGATGTGGGTATAAAAAAAGGTGAAAAGGTTGACTATGCTATCTTAACAGATGGTGAACCTACTATATTAGTTGAAGCTAAATGGTGTGGTGAACCATTAGATAAACATGGAAATCAATTATTTCGCTATTTTACTACAACAAAAGCAAAATTTGGGATTTTAACGAATGGTGTAGAATATCGATTTTTTACAGATTTAGATGAACCAAATAAAATGGACGAAAAACCTTTCTTTATATTTGATATTACTCAAATGAAAGAACAAGATATCAATGAATTAAAAAAATTTCATAAAGCTAGTTTTGACGTAGATGCAGTATTCAGTGCTGCTGAAGATTTAAAATATACTAATCAAATAAAATCCTTATTAAAAAGACAATTAAATGAACCAGAAGATAACTTTATTAATTATGTATTAAATGAAATATATGATGGTAGAAAAACACAAACTATACTAGATAAATTTAAACCTGTTATAAAAAAATCATTCAATCAATTTGTAAATGATTTAATGAGTGATAGGCTTACTGCTGCTTTAAATAAGGCTAATGGTGATAATTCAACTAAAGTAGATATCACTCCTAATAATGTAGTTGAAAATACAGATGCTATTGAAGTAAATATAGACACTACAGAAGATACAAAAGCAAAAATAACAACAACCCAAGAAGAATTAGATGGATTTGCTATTGTAAAAGCTATATTGCATAAAACTTTAGATGTTAATAGAATTTTTTATCGTGACACTGCAAGTTATTTTGGTATTCTTTGTGATAACAAAAACTATAAATGGATTTGTCGATTGAGAGTAGAAACATCTACAAAATATTTAATTTTACCTGATGGTACTGGTAGTGGTAAAAAATGCTCAATATCAAATATAAATGATATATTCAATTATGAAAATGAGTTAATTGAATCTGCTAAACGTTTTGTTGAAGAAACTACTGAATAAAAATAAAGCACTAGTATTATCTAGTGCTTTATTAATAAAATCTAAAGGATTTTTATTATGTTAATTACATTTATGATAATAAGTTTTATACTTCTAATATTGTTTATAATTCAATTAGGAAATGTAAAACAAAATCCAAATTCCCAAAAATTTGAGTCAGAAAATATTTCTAAAGAAACTTCTAATATCTCACAAAAAACTAAAATTGCAACTTTAAATACAGATGTTTTTAAAGTTGCAAAAAATAATAAAGTCAAATCAAATAAAATTATTTCTAATAAAGTTACTAATATATCAAATTTAAAATTCAATGAAATTTTAGTTTTAGATTACTTTAAAAATAAAACAACTGATAAAGAAGCTCCTATTTCTAAATTAAATGATTTTGGAAAAGATTATAAAGCCACATTAAAAAATTTATTATCTATGAACTATATGCAATTAGCAGATATATATGATGAAATAAAATATCTCACTATACCAGTATTAAAAAATATACTTAAAATAAAATCATTAAAAGTTTCTGGAAATAAAAAAGTATTACTAGAACGTATTTCTGATAACTTTTCTAAAGATGAATTAATAGAATATCTTAATAAACGGCATTATATTTTAACACCTCTGGGAGATAAAGTATTAAAAAATAGCGAACTTTATCTATTAAATCATAGTGTAGCAAAATATCCAGTTGATGAATTACAAGAATATGAACTACAAATAAAAAGTAAAATTTCAAATTTACAACCTATAGAAATATTATATTCATTTGCCCAAAAGAAGACATTAGACTACATAAATGAATATGAATTTACTTTGCTCCGTAATAGTTTATGGGTAGAGTGTTATTGTTCTTATGAATTAGAATATGAACTAAATTTTTTACGAAATAATATACGTGTAATAATACTAGACCTTTCAGGTTTATCTAATTGCTTATCCGATAGGAAATTTGTTGTCGAACCGTATGATTTAATCTTTATAGTTCCTGGAATGGTAGATGAATTAAAGGAAGCTATCAAAAACTATAATATTAACGATGAAATTGTTTATAATATCTTAATAAAAACGATTGATACTGAACTAGGATATTTACCATTTCATTATTTTTCTCAAAATAGTTTATTAAATATATTATCTAGTTGTATTTATGGTGAGATACCTGATTTAAAGAAAATACAACCAGATTTCTTACCACCAAAAGAATGGAGTATGGTTTTAAAATTTGATTGATTTTTACTAATACGAGGTGAGCCATATGAATAATCTTTCATATATTGATGATTATTTTGAAACCATATAAATATAAAGGCTATTAATCTAGCCTTTATTTATTACTTATAAGGTTCGGAAAACCGAATTAAAATATTACACTAAATTGAATAAATATCTATTTTATAAATCTATTGTAAACATAAAATTAATGGCCAAAAGAGAATAACCAAACAAAAGTATCTATAGAAAGGACTTGTTAGATATGGCAACACAAGGTAAAATATTGGTCTATAAAAGACAAGGAAAAAAAGGTACTACTTACACATATAGACTAGAAGCAGGTCGTGACCCTATTACAGGAAAAAGAAAACGTGTTTCTAAGAGTGGATTTAAAACCGCTAAAGAAGCAAGAGCTGCTGCACAACCTATACTTAATAAATTATTACTTGGTCAAAATATCGTTGAGAGTAATATTACATTTAAAGAATATGCTAATGAATGGATAAACGAATATAGTTTACATCTAAAAAAGGCTAGTCTACCTACTTTAATAAGTAATGTAAAAATTGGGATTAAATATTTTGGTAATAAAAAAATAAAAGATATAACAATTCATGAATATCAATCATTTCTAAATGATTATGCTATTGGACGAAAAAAAACAACAGTAGAAAGAGCCCATGTTATATTAAAAAATTTATTCAATACAGCAGTAAAATATTCTATTATAAATTCAAATCCAGCAGATACTACTGTAATGCCTAAAATAGAACCAACAAAAAAAGATATAACATCTATGTATTTAACTAAAAATGAGCTATTAGAATTTTTGGATTTTGCTAAAAACTATAAAGGCTATGGTAGTAACTATTTTTATCCATTATGTTTAACACTTGCATACACAGGAATAAGATTAGGTGAAGCTTGTGCTTTACTGTGGGAAAATATCGATATTGAAAATAAAATAATAAAAATTGAATCTAGTATGTATTCTAAAAATCAAAGTGAATACGAACGACAAAATTCACCCAAAAATTTATCCAGTATTAGAACTATTATAATTGGTAATACATTAGCAACAGAGTTAAAAAAATGGAAAACAGAACAATTAACTTTACGTGTTCTTTATGGCACACGTAACAATAAACCAAATTTAGATTTTGTATTTACAAGATTTGAAAAAACAAAATTTAAAGAAATTGCAGTTTTACAACCAACTGTACAATTAATTTTTACAAAAATAAATAAAAAACATTTATTTAATAAAAAAATTTATGCTCATTTATTTCGTCATACACATGTATCACTTCTTGCTGAAGCTGGTAATATAAGTTTAGAGTCAATCCAACAAAGATTAGGTCATTCCAGTGATGAAACAACTCGTAAAATATATCTTCATATAACAGAAAAATCTAAATTAGATACAGCAAATACATTTGAAAATTATATGACTAAATAA